CTTCAAGAGGCTTGCAGAGAAGGCGTTCGATGAGCCAGAGGATGGTCATATTGGTATTTGTTAGGCGGCTGCGATTGTGGTGATAGTGCCAGACGATCCACGGAACTTCAGCGCACCAGATTCGACATAGAGTTGACCGCCAGTGACGTTCGCAGTCGGAGCGGTTCCGTTGGCAATCTGGATGGTCTTAGCAGCGGTGGTTCCGGCGGTGGCAAGACCCACCAGCAAATTCCCACTCGCGTCGAGGGTCATCCGAGTGCCGCCTACGCCGTCGTACCAAGCGAACACACCAGCAGGTGTGATGAGGTGCATCGTCGTATTGTTTGCAATCAAACCAAGATTGTGGTTTGAAATCGCGCCAATTTCAGGACGGCTTGAATATGATATGCCACCGACAATCGTGCCATTACCAGCGGCCAGAACACCGCGCACATCAAGTGCATAACCAGCAGCCGGACTCGCCGTCCCAATACCCACCCGATTGTTCGTCGAATCAACCTTCAGCGTCGAGGTATCCACCGTCAGATCGCCGGTGATGGTGGCGGAGGCGAGGGTGGCGGATGGTGAACAAGCGAGGATGTTGTTGATGCTGATACGTTTAGTCGTACCAGATGCGGCCATCGACGTATCCGAGACATCGACCACCGGAAACATATCGTTTGCCGGATCAGCCGTTGTTAGGGCTGCAAGTGCTGTGATTTTAGAGTCTGCCATAACTTAGTTAGATTGGATTGCGAGTTTAAAGAGGTCTTCCTGTTGGAGAAAACCAGCGTCTTCTCGCAACAGAGAATCGAAAGTGCCAAAGGTGATGACGATTTTTCCGGTGCCGTCTTCTTGCAGCACAAAGAACTCGTCCTCTTGCAACACGTCTCGACGTAGCACCGGCGCATCAGTGCCACCGGCTTGACCGGAGAACAACCGATTGAGTGCTATGCCGATTGAGATCATTTAGGCTCGGGCGTTAAATGCTACGACAGAACCGGATGAGATCTGAAAGCCGGTGATATCTCCAACCAGCGGGATGCCAGCAGGAATCGTCTTGGAGGTCCAAGTGCCAGCGATTCGATTGCCGGTGATGGAAGTAAAAACAGTCGGCTCAATAGGGATGAGACCAGACCACGCGCCAGTCTGAGCGGCGGTAGTGGTGAACAACTCAAAGCCCTCTCGGCCCATTGAATACTCAGTCGAAATGTCTGCTTGAACGGCCATAAATTGTGTTTTGGTTAAAGGGGAGGTCACCAGCGTGTCCAGCGACCTCCCCAGTTTTGGTTGTTTAACCTTTGCGAATCTTCGGTGCTAAGGCTCCCTGTACCCACAGGATGAGTTTGCCTCCTTCGGGAATGGTCGCGGTGTTGAAGGCTTCGCGCTGGAGTGTCGCGTCGACTTCGGGACCAGAAACGAGCTTAGTTTTGCCGTTCTTGTCCACCGAGATGGTAGTTGCGATTCTCATGGGTCAGCCGATTAGGCGGTGATGAGAACTTCGGCCTGCGTAGTGTCCGCGGCGGCTGCACCGAACATGATGTCGTAGGACGCCATGTGAGCGCGGGAAGCGCGGCTGTACCAGACCGACAACAGCACAGACAGGCCGTTGCTCAATTCCACGGAGCGCTGCTCCAGGAACTCGCCGGCGATCATGCCGACCGGGAGGCCGGAGGCCACCGCAATGGCGTCCTGGCCGCAGACGAAGCCGGCGGTGTTCGCGATACCACCGGTCCAGTCGTTCTGTTCCAGGATGTTGGCGAATCCGAAATAGCCGTTGTTCAGAGGGCCGTAGCGGCTGTCCGGGAACGGATTCGTGCCGGCGGCAGCAGTCAACTGGCCGGAGAACATCAGGCGAGCCAGGTGTCCACCGTCCAGCAGCAGCAGCTTCTGGCGGTAGTTCTTGGCCAGCGCCAGGATTGCAGGGAGGTCGCTAGAATCAAAGTTGGCGGCCGTGCCGATAACAGTGCCAGCGCCGAACAGCGCCGCGGTCATCTGGGCGGTAATCTTCTTGGAGATACCGAGAGCGAAGATCTCAGCGCTGCCCTGAGCAAGATCGGACAAGGCGAAGCCCTGATTGAGCTCCTGCTGGGTCACCGTGAAGGTCTTGGTGATCTGGTTAACGGTCACCGCGGTGGCGGCCAGCGTGCTCTGGTTGGCGGCGCCGTCCTCGAAGTTCGAGGCGTTGTCGACCGTGGCGTCGCCGGTGGTGAACTTCTTCACCTGGACGGTCGCGCGGGGGCGGAGGTTATCCAGGCCGACGTTGCGCGTGAATCCGGAGATCATGGCCAGCTTCGTGGTAGCCACGGTGATCACGGCGTCAGCGAGATAGTCAACAACCAGGCCTGAGGCGAAGGTGTTGGCGTTCTGCGGGGCCAGCAAACCGCTCTGGCGCAACAGCTCGGAGTGGTTCTCGACCAGGAAGCGTTGGCGCTCGGCACCGGCGCGAAGAGACTTGTGCTTCTCCAAGAGGGAGTTGCCAAGGTTCTGGACGCGGACCGGGGCGACGGGCTCCGGGGCAGGGGCGGCGGTGATGGCCTTGGCGCTGATGGCAGCGGCAACGGCCTTGGCGACGATGGCGTCGATGTCGAGGGCGGTCGGCGCACTCGAAGCGGCCGCCACCACGGGGTTGGAATCAGTCATATTGTGTGGTGTCTGCTGTGATGTCGGCGCGGTTGTCGCGCCATCGTCGGTAGCGTTAGTGCTGCCGGTCGAAAGTGTTTTGTCTGTAGTCTCGCCCTCCTCGATTTCGAGTTGAGCATAGAGCGCCTGGAACCAGTCACGGCCAGCGGCGCCACCCCATAGGTTGGCGGCCACGTCGGCGGGGGTGTTAGCTTCTGCTTCTAGGAACCGCGCGTTGCGTCCCCACCAGGCGTTAGCCGTGCGAACCTTGTCCTCGGTCGGCGCCTCACCGGCCACCAGGGCCTCGGCATCGAGCACAGTCTGCTTCTCCAGGCCTTCACCGGCCAGGCCCTCGGCGTATTGCTCAAGGCCGCGGCGAAGGTTGTTCCGGACGGTCTCCGGTGCGGTCTTGGTGACAGCCCTAGGATGCCAGCAGGCAGCCATTGCGAGCTGCTCGGTGCTCTTGTCGGCCAGGCCAAACTGGATGGCCTCCTGGGCGGTGAACCATGTTTCTGCGCTCATGGCTGCCCGGATCTGGGCCGAGGTCTTCCCGGTGCGCTTGACGTAGATACCGGCCAGGATCTCGGCGTGCTGGTCGAGGGCGTTGGCCATCTTCCGCATATCCTCCGAGGTGCCTGCCACCATCCCAGAAGGGTCGTGAATCATGAACAGCGAGGCGTCGGCCATCTCGATGGTGTCACCTGCTAAGGCGATGATTGAAGCAATCGAGGCAGCAATGCCGACCACCCGGGTAGTCACCGGGCTCTGCCGGCCTCGCAGCATATTGTAGATGGCTAGGCCGTCCCAGACGTTACCGCCTGGACTGTTGATCTCGACCACCAGGGGACCGGGGCCTACAGATTGGAGAGCGTCCGAGAATGCCTTGGCCGAAATACCGGAGCCACCGAACCAGTCCTCACCGATCTGGTCGAAGATCTGGAGCACCGCCGGCTCATGGACCGAGGCGCGGGGCTGGTAGGAAAGCCAGTTGGTTACTTTAGTCATTCTGTTTTCTTGGCTCTGGTTTTCCGTTTCTTAGGCTCAAGCACCGCAACCACCTCTTCGATTGGCTCGGCCGGGATCGGCTCGGGCATTACTTCGGAAGGGGGCTGCTCAAGAGCGGCCGCGGCAGGCTCTGGTGCTATGGGCTGCTTTTGAGAGCTGGAGATCTCGGACACATCCAGGCCGTACTTGATCGCAAGATCTTGGATGTACCGGGCCTGTTGAGCCTTGGCCTCCAGGGCGGATCTCCAGTCGATGCCTCGGGCGCCGTAGATCTCGTCGTAGGTGGTAATACCTGCACCAAGCTCGTTTAGCTGGGCGGCAGAGTTGCGGCCGACGTCCACATTGGGGGCTCGCGGCGCCTGGATGGCGACCTCGTACCAGTCGTCCGGAGAGTCTCGAAGGGTGGGGTCGGTGCGGATGGCGTATTCCATCACATATTCCCAGATTCTACGGGCGGCCGAGGCCATCACCTGATGGCGGCTGCGGAACCACACCGACGACATATCGAGTGAGCCCCGGTAGACGGTGCCCTGCATGGACTCCGGAAACACCAGGACGTAAGGGATACCGACGCCAGCACAGACCTTCTCGGTCAGGCTGCGCCAGTATTCGCGCATATTGACATTCGGTCTGTCCGCGGCGAACTGCTCGAACTCGTCTCCGGTCTTGAGCACCTTGACAGATGCTCCGAAAATGTTCTCGTAGTAATTCTGGGCAGTGCCCTGGGATCCAGCCACACCGGAACGGAGGCTAGTCGCCTGAACCTCGCCGGAGCTCGTCTTGATCACCTGGGCCACGCTGCTGGCGAGCTTACAGGATTCCATCTCCAGCTTCTGGAGGTCGTCCAGGTCGTGCAGGTCGTTAATGACGCACGCCACGAAAGGCAGGCCGCGGAGCTGGCCGGCACGTTGGGCCTCGTAGATGTGGACCACCGAATCGGAAGAAATAGATCGGATGTCGGTCAGTTGTCCCTGCTGCTGCTCCTGGCCGCAATAGTAGGAGATAGCTCGACCCGTCCTCGGATCGAACCGCACGCCGTCGAACACATCGGGAAGGGCCTCCTGGCCATTAGGTGTGGAGACCTGCTGCGGCTCTATTAGCTGCAGGCGGGGCCGGCCGGTCTCGCCCTTGGTCAGGAGGATAAATGATTCGCCATCGTAGAACCAACCACGGGCGGCCAGGCTCATGAGGGTGCCGAAAGACTGCCGGGATCCGATGTCCGGATAGCGACTCCAGGTGTCCCACCACTTTTTAGCCCGGAGATTCCAGTCGGGATTGGATGAGGCCGGCTGCACCGAGAAGTTACTTCCGACGGTGTAGTTCTCGAACAGGTCGCCCAGGCGATTCATCACCGCGTTGTTCTGCTCAAAGAATCGGCTTTTTCGGACGATCTGCTGTCGGGTGCTGCTGGTTACATCGAACCGCACCGAGGTGTAGCTGGTGTCCAGGAAAGACCGTCGAATCGAGTTGGACGCGCCCTCATAGCGGTCGACAGGTGCCGACTTGAACTTGCTTAGAATGTTATCGAGGAATCCCATTAGCTCATGCCTCGATAACTCGCCTCACGGCGGAAGTTGGAGAAGTCACCACCGAAAGTGGTAGCAGCAATCAGGACCACAGCCACCATCTTGTTGTAGATCTGGGTGTCGGTGGGGCTGGCGATACCGTCCTGGTTGAGGTAATAGACAGCCAGGTCGTAGTCATCGAGCAGGCTTTCCCACATCTCGACCATCTCGGAAGGGGTGGGGGCGCCCTTACCGGGCTCGGCAAATTCTACCGAGACATCGGAGGATGATGTCGACCGAACCACCTGGCCGGACTCGATCACCGTAGCCGCTGCGATAGACTTGGCAGCCAGGGCAGCCAATAGCGTCACACCGCCCAGTGTCGCATAGACACTGCGGAGATAAGCTCGCTTGATTGCTACCGTAAAAGTGAACACCTCGGGCTGTATACTCACCCAGCCGAAGTTGATTGCAACCACTATTTAAATACTAGACATCACTAGACGTAACCATGTCATTCCATAACATTACCATAGCGAGCTGCATTATTTCGCAGTCGTGTAGATGGTCCGGCCATTTCTGGTTCCGTTTAATCCAGACGTGTTTAATGCGGCCGGATCGGTTGGCTTGTGGGCGTAGGACGTGAGAGTCGAGGTGACGCCAGTACAGGTCGGGCTCGGCTATGTAGGTGCCCTCGGCCTGGACGCTGGGCGGATCCTGGTGGACGCCCCATTCTCGGTCGATGTCGCCTTTTCGAAGTCGGGACAGCATATCTCGTAGGTGCTCGGTGTCGAACACCAGGAGGGGCTGCACCACGTCGGTCCTCATCGAGGAGGATGTCGACAGGCCGAACGGATGCACCGCCCCGGTGGCTGTCGTGAACCGGGCGCCGGTCTCTCGGCCTTTGAGCGGCATCCAGCCGATCACCATCGGTTTACGGAGGCCTCCTTCAGGTGGGTAGCGGAGGCCGCACGGGAAGGTAATCGGGTTGGACGTCACCGAGGAATAGGCGGCACAGGCGTCGTACACCGTCTGAGTGTTGAATCCTGAGTCGATGCCGACATCCATGTCGTGGACATCGAGGGCCACCTGGATCCTTCGGAGGGCCGCGAAGTCGTCGGCATGGCCGGCAGCAATCAAGGTAGAGTTGCCGTCCTTCCATTCCCTAACTACCCACCAGAGGAACGGCGCCACGGCCTGGACGTCGGCGGTTAGATACCGGCGGCCACCGTCGACAGCCACGGTCGTCGATGTTTCCGGGCGCTCCTGCTGCACATCCTGCTGCTCCCAGGGCTCTGCCAGGTTGCCGTTAATGAAGCCCTGGAGGCCGGCCATCGAGCTCTTGGCTTCTAGGAAGGCCACGGCTAAGTGTCCCCAGGTGCACTTACGGTCGGGGCTGTAGAGACTGCTCAGGTGGTAAGACCGCACACCGGGCATGGCGTTGGGATTCTCCGGGCGCCATTGGCCATGGCGAAGGGATGCTACCTTGTGTGAATCGCTGATGTGTCCCTGGCAGAGCTGGCAGACGTAGTGTGCGGAGGCTCGGACCTTAGCCAGGTCGGGCTTGCCGTCCTCTGCTCTGGCGTCGTCCCAGGTCACCTGTCGCCATTCGAGCTTAATCAGCTCCCGGCAGTGTGGACAGGGCAGGTAGTACCGGCGTTGATCGCCACGGAGGAAGCGCTGCCAGATCCGGCCTTCGACCACGGTGGGTGTGCTGGTCATAAAGGCCTTGGAGCTTGAGAAGCTCTTGAGGCGCTGTTCAGCCAGGTCGAGGGCGTCGGCCTCCCGGGCGGTAGCCTCGGCGAACTTGTCGACCTCGTCGGCGATGAGCACCCGTACCGGGCGGCTGGCTAGGCTGGCCGGGCTGTTAGATCCTACGAAAGTCAGGGTCGACCTCGTAAAGTTCTGCTCGAGGTTGGTGATCTTGTCGGCCTCTGCCGGGAAGCATTCGAGCATAACCGGACTGTCCTCGAGCATGGGCAGCCAGCGGGACTTGCTGAATGACCGGGCTAGGCTTTCGGTGGGCATCAGCCACAAGGCCGGGCTTGGCTCGTTGGCGATTAGCCAGGCCAGGCCGGCCATCAGGGTGGTGGTTTTGCTGGTCTGTGATCCCCAGCACAGCGTTACCTCGTAGACCGAGGGGTCTTTCCAGCATTCCATGGGCTCCCTGGTGTAGGGCCGTACCGAGGTTGAGAATGGCCCGGGGTGCTCGGTCTGCCGCTGGGTTAGCTTTAGGCAGGCCTCGGCCCAGTCGACCACCGTTTGCTGCGGTGTCGGCCGGTAGAGGTTGCGGCGGTAGTCCAGGAGGGAGCGCTGGAGGTCGGTCAGGATTTCCATGGGTCGGTGTTGTGTAATGTCTTGAGCGCCACCTCCTGCACCCAGCGGTTGAGTTCCTTCTCGCAGTGCTCCGGATCGTGGGGGCTGATTCTGCCTGATAGCTGTTTGGGCATCGACTTCAGTAGGGAGGCCACCGAGCCGTCGTGTTCCTGCATTACCCGGCGCACCCAGTCACCGCTGACCAGCCGGCGCTCCTTCTCAGCCTGGGCGATCACCTCGTCACGGGCGCTGGTCAGGTTCTTGGCTGCCGCGGCATGGATCGCCACCAGGCGGCCGGCGTCGGCCCGGCCCTCCCGGAGGGCGTCGACGGTTAGGTCGTAGGCTGCACGCTCGATCTGGCGCTGTCGCTCGTAGGCGCCTTGAGGCGAGTCGGTGGCGGCCGTTGCGGTGTCGATAGGGTTAGAGGCTTCTGTGGGCCTGTAGGGGCCTTCCTGTTTGATTGTAGCAGTGTCTGATGCGGTCTTTTGTTTAGTAAAAGACTTGGCGCGTGTCTTTATGTTTTGTGAACGCCACAGGTCGGCTGACTCGGGGCTGTCCATAGGCATCCCCTGGGCTATAAGCTGGGCGACTCGCGGCTGGCTTATACCGATTCGGTCGCCGTATTCTTTTTGGGTCATGGCTGCAAGGCGTTCTTGATCTCCTCGGGCATCATCGAGTCGGGCAGGTTGCCTGCAAACTGGAGGGCTCGGAAGACACCGTCGCGCCGGCTGTCGTAGTTGCTGGGCACAAGCGAGCCGACGATCTGCTCCGGGGTTGTTCCGCTTTTCATCAGGCGAATGAACCAGGCGGTATTTGCTAGGCCGAACTGGTCGACGAGGAATTGTATTTGGTTTGGCATAAGGTTTTTATGAATAGCATTACTCGCAGGAATTGATAGGGGTCTCGCGTTCACC